ATCATCGAAGATACATACGCAGGACAATGGATCAAAGACTACAGTCTAGCTAACTGCAAAATAATGCTAGGACAGGCACGTGAGAAATTCGCCAGCATCGCCGGACCACAGGGCGGCACAGCACTCAACGGAGCAGCATTGAAGTCTGAAGGCCAGGCCGACATTGATAGGTTAACTCAAGAACTAACTACGTCTGTGCCGGGAGGTATTGGTTATAGTTGGATCATAGGCTAAGATGAGAGCTAAAGAATTTATCACCGAGCAAGACGAGCTACTTTATGAAACCGGTAAGGTAGTATGGGGCGTTGGTAAACACAGCACCAAGTCAGGCCAAACGAAACTAAAATTTAGATGTACATCTGGTCCGAGAGCCAGCAGACAAGTCAGCCATCCCTCAAAGTGCCACCAACCTTTAGATATGGCTAAATCTCAAAAGATGAAAACTACTAGAGCTAGAACAGCGCCAACACAGGCAAGAAGAGCTCAGAGGACTAAGTCGATCAATACTGCCAGCGTATTAGCTAATAAACTGAACAATCCTGGCAAACCCAAACAGCCAAAACCATATTACTGATTTGACACTGTAACAAAATTGTGTTATAATATTCTCAAGAGGAGATTATTATGATCATTGGTATTTGCGGGTTCATCGGTAGCGGTAAAGATACTATCGCTGATTATTTGGTAAACTTTCACGAGTTCCGTAGAGAAAGCTTTGCCAATACACTAAAAGACGCAGTAAGTTCCGTGTTCGGATGGGACCGTACTATGCTAGAAGGTCGTACCAAAGAAGCTCGCGAATGGCGAGAGCAGGTTGACGCTTGGTGGGCAGAACGGTTGGACATGCCTACTCTAACTCCTAGATGGGTTCTGCAATATTGGGGTACAGAAGTCTGCCGTAGAGGCTTCCATGATGATATCTGGATCGCCAGCCTAGAAAACAAATTGCGCACCAGCAACGATCATGTGGTAATTTCTGACTGTCGTTTCCCCAATGAAATTTCCAGTATCCGAAATGCTGGAGGAAAAATTGTGTGGGTCAGGCGTGGAGAATTGCCTGATTGGTACGATACCGCTATAGAAGCCAACAAAGGACACAATTGGGCGATACAAGATTTAAAAATGCGTAAAATTCATGCCAGCGAAACTTCTTGGGTTGGAACTGATTTTGATTATGTCTTAGATAACAATACTACGATAGATGAACTTTATCGAAAAGCATCGTTAATAGTCTGCGATCAAATCGCCCTGTCTCCAAGTGATGCCCTCCTTAGCTAAAATTTGAGTGCAGTTCGCACACACCGTTTTAAGATTAGCTGGTCTACAATTTTCTAAGTTTCCGTCTACATGAAAGACTCGGAATACTTCTTTGTGTGGTGATTTAAAACCGCACTTCTCGCATTGCATCTTAGGTTTATATCCGTAACGTTGCCATCTAGGGACTCCGGCATAAAGTCCGTTAGCTCCACAAGTTTCGCATAAACTCCTGTAATAGGGTTTTCCGTTCTTGTAGTAATTTATTGCCTTTGGCCTAAAACCGCACTTGCATAGTGGTCTCATGCATATATTTACAGTAACCGCCCCTTTTTCTCCCCTTTTCAATGCATCTTAACTGCCCATTTTCAGCAGTCTTCGCTAAATATTAAGAGAGAACTTACTCAGGAGATCAAAAAATGGCACTAGTTTCCCCAGGCGTACAGGTTACGGTAATAGATGAGAGTTTTTATACACCAGCAGAACCTGGTACTACTCCTCTTATCGTAGTCGCAACCGGCCAAGATAAAATTAACGGAGCAGGCACAGGTACTGCTCAAGGTACATTAAGAGCCAATGCCGGAAAGGCATTTAGAATGACCAGCCAAAGAGATATTGTAGACTTCTTTGGTGTACCATTCTTCGAAAAGACACCTAGCAATACACCAATTCATGGTAGCGAACTTAACGAATATGGCTTGTTAGCAGCTTACAGCTTTATGGGTGTTTCGTCATCAGCCTTTATTGTAAGAGCTGACATTGACTTAAACCAACTTGTTGCAAACCCAATTGAGCCAGGTTCAGAACCACAAGATGGTACTTGGTGGGTTGATACTAATGACACAGCATATGGAATCCAAGAATGGAACAATGCTGCTGCTGGTGCAGGCGGTCAAAGATTTACCACTAAATTCCCACTTATTTTAACATCTGATGATAGTTCTAAACTTTCTTCCAACCGTCCTAAAGAATCTGTTGGTACCGTTGGTGATTATGCTATTGTGTTTGAAAGAGGATCTCTAGCTGCACATATCGTAGAGTTAAACAACATAGAAAGTGCTAAACTATATTATAAGAGCGCAGGTAATTTAGAAGCAGGTGTCGATCCTGGTGCATGGGTGTTAGTAGGAACCAATGACTGGGTCGCTAGCCATCCAACAGTTTCACCGGCAGCTGGAACTTCTGGAAACCCAGCACTGACCCCCGGTGATATACTTACAATTAACGGAACTCCAGTTACATTATCAGGCGACACAGTAGGGGCCCTAGCTAGCGATATCAACAGTGAAGGAATCGCTGGAGTAACTGCACAGGTCTTCAATGGAAGATTATTTCTATATTCAAATGGTAGCACAGAAGCAACAGCTGACTCAACAAAGAGTGGTCACATCGTTATTGCTGCTTCTCCTGATTCAACAGCTGGACTATTGACATCGTTAGGTTATGTTGCTGGTGATTACTTCCCACCACAGCTACAGATGTCCCCACATACTAATGTTCCTACCTGGAAGAAAAATGCTCCTTTCGTGTTTACACTAGGATCAGATCAAGTAGGTCCTATTGCTAATCCAAATGGTGTTCCAACAGGATCTGTATGGGTTAAGACAACCGAACCTGGCGGTGGTGCTAGATTCCGTGTTAAGAGATGGAATTCTGCAAATCAAGCATGGTTAGCTGTAGAATCACCAATTTACAATTCAGCTCATGCTGCCGATTACTTCTTAGATAGATCGGGCGGCGGTGCAAACATTACAGTAGATTCGTTGTTCACACAATCTAATCCAACTGAACACTATTCGTATAGAGACTTTGATAATGTAACATCTGAAATTGTATTCGATGAAACATTAACAACTGCAGAATTTAGAATGATGCGAAGAGCGGTTACAGGTGCAGTATCTGCTACTTCTGCTGCAATAACTGCCGCAGTGTCTTCAGGAACATTCCAAATCAAGCAATCCGTTAAAGGTTCAGCAACGCTATCTAATGCAACAACTATTACACATACTTCTGTAGGTAATGCAGAAGATGCTGACGGTCTAGCTAAAGTTATCAACTCTGCTGTGTACGTTGATGCTGCTGGCAATCCTGTTGCTAACAGAGTACAAGCTTCTGTTTCTACAACAAATGAACTGGTTGTGACACATTTAGATGGCGGCGAAATTAGAATCACAGACATAAGTGGTATTTTCGCTGGACTGTTTACACCTTATAATGCATACACTGGATTAGGATCTACGCATTTCTATAGACTACCAGCCGGTGCCGATGAAAATACCAGTGGCAGCAATGGTTATGTAATTTCAGGATGGCAGCCATTAGCCGCACAAGGTTTTTACCCACAAAATGGCGAACCATTAGATGAGCCATTCGACGGACAGTTATGGTACAATCCTAACTTTGCTGATGTGGATATCATGATCCACAACGGAAATACATGGGTCGGTTATAGACATTCTACATCACCATTCGCAGAAGCTGCTTCATCAAGAAAAGGCTATACTCCGATGGTTGCAGCATCTAATCCATATGAAGCAGGTGTAACTACAACTGGTGACATCTGGGTAAGTACCGCTGATTTAGAAAACTATCCAACGATTTACAAGTATGATGCAGATCAAGCCGGTCCAGCCAATCTACGTTGGGTGTTGGTTGATAAGACAGACCAAATCACAGACGAAGGCGTATTGTTCGCAGATGCAAGATACGGCATCAGTGGAGCTACTGGTGACGTCGCAGGCGCACTTGCTGATCTAGCTCTAAGTAACTATCTAGATCCAGATGCTCCAGATCCAGCACTTTATCCTCGTGGTATGTTGCTGTGGAATCTACGTAGAAGCGGCGGTAATGTTAAGCGATATGCCAACAACTACATTAACACCGGACAAGACAATCCAAGATTCGATGCAACAAATTCGCCATTAGGTCAGACTTATGTTGCAGGACAAAGCATGGCTGATTATTCAACTGATCGTTGGACTACATACTCTGGCAATAACGAAGACGGCTCAGGCAGCTTCGGACGTAAGGCACAGAGAAAAGTAGTACAGGCAGCGATGAAATCAGTAATTGATACAAGTCAAGAAATCCGTGACGAAGAGCGTAGAAACTTCAATCTAATCGCAGCTCCTGGATATCCTGAAGTACTAAGCAACCTGATCAACCTCAACATTGATCGCGGACTAACAGCTTTCGTACTAGGCGATACACCATTAAGACTAAAGAGCGATGCTACAACACTAATTAACTGGGGTACAAATGCTGCTCTAGTATTTGATAACGGTGATGATGGTATCGTAAGTTTCGACGAATACTGCGCTGTATACTATCCAAATGGATTTACTACAGACTTAGGTGGAAATAACGCAGTAGTTCCAGCTACTCACATGATGCTGAGAACTATCGCATTGAGTGACCAAGTTTCGTACCCATGGTTCGCACCAGCAGGTACAAGACGCGGTGGCATCACAAATGCTACAGCAGTTGGTTATATTGATGCACTCAGTGGTGAATTCCAGACAGTGGCATTGAACGAAGGTACACGAGACGTTCTATATGACTTGAAAGTTAACCCAATTCCATTCTTCGTAGGAGTTGGATTAGTTGCTTATGGTCAAAAGACTCGTGCAAGAAATGCCAGTGCCTTAGACAGAATCAACGTAGCACGTTTAGTTGTATATCTACGTAGCCAGCTACAAAAACTAGCAAGACCATACATCTTCGAACCAAATGATCAGATCACACGTGATGAGATCAAAGGTGCTGTAGAAAGTCTGCTGTTAGAATTAGTAGGACTAAGAGCTCTATATGACTTTGCTGTTGTGTGCGATGAATCTAATAACACTCCAAGCAGGATCGATCGTAATGAATTGTATGTAGATATAGCGATTGAACCAGTAAAAGCAGTTGAGTTTATCTACATTCCATTGAGAATCAAGAACACAGGAGAAATTTAAAAATGGCACTTACTTCCTTAAATAACTTTTCGATCCAAGCAGGCGGTGCAAACCAAAGCTTGCTGATGCCGAAACTCAAGTATCGCTTTAGAGTGACACTCCTGGGTTTTGGTACAGAAGCCAGCACTGAATTAACCAAACAGGTTATCGACGTAGCTAGACCAAAAGTATCTTTCGAAGAAATAGAAATTCCAGTATACAACTCAAGAATGTATCTAGCTGGAAAATATTCCTTCGAAACATTAACCTTAAACGTAAGGGACGATGCTTCAGGTAACGTTACTAAACTAGTTGGTCAGCAGATTCAGAAGCAACACGACTTCCTAGAACAAGCTTCTGCACGTTCTGGTATTGACTACAAATTTACCACTCGAGTAGAGGTACTAGACGGTGGTAACGGTGGTAATACTCCAGGCGTACTAGAAACTTTCGAACTATACGGATGCTTCCTACAGAACACTGACTACGGTGATTTAAACTATGGTACAAACGAATTTGCCACAGTCGCAATGACTATCAGATTCGATAACCTAATCCATGTCAACGGAACAGTTGGTATTGGTACAGCAATTGGACGTCAGACAGCTACAGAATTAGCCACTGGTTTAACTCCAGGCGGAGCTTAATTTACCTAGCCAAAGAAACCCGGTTTAGACCGGGTTTTTTTGTGGCATAAATATCTATATGGCAAACAAATTCATTAGATATCTTACTGGGGAATCAGCCCAGAAAATTGGCCGAAACTTTCTAGGCGGTGTAGTAAAGCCTAAAGGTGTGCAAGCTAACTGGCAACACGCTAGTAGAGTTTTTCATGACAATACTTTCAGGTTAGCACCGCGACATAAATTCCTATATTATGTAATATTTGAAATTGACAAGACGTCGCACAGAGCTACATTATTTGCCGACAGACATCAACAAGAAGTTGGATTATTAGTTAAGACTGCAGATTTACCAAAGTTTAATTTTGATTCAGTGACTAAAAATCAGTACAATAGGAAAAAGATAGTTTATAAACAAATAAACTACGAACCTGTTAACATAACTATGCATGACGACAGTGCAGGAATTACAAATGCG